AGACGAACAGCGAAAGGCTTACTGTCTGGCACATAACAAGCTGACTATGAACTCAGACTTTGACCTTGATGTGTTATCGGCTGAACTGGACAGCATAACTGATATTGATATGTCAGACTTTGGCTTTGACCTTGATTTGCCTGATTTTGACGAGCCTGCGGAAGTAGTCGAGGACGATTTCGAGGCAGAGCTTCCCGAAGAGCCGAAGTCAAAGCCCGGTGATATATACCAGTTAGGCAGGCACAGGTTGATGTGTGGAGACAGCACAAAGACTGAGGATATTGATAGGCTTATGGATGGGGTAAAGGCTGATTGTGTTTTCACAGATCCTCCGTATGGAATGAAAAAAGAAAACGAGGGTGTCCTAAATGACAACCTCAATTTTGATGATTTGCTTGATTTCAACCGTCAGTGGATACCGCTGACATTCGGAGCATTGAAAGATAACGGCTCTTGGTATTGTTGGGGTATTGATGAACCGCTGATGGATATTTACAGCAACATCTTGAAGCCGATGGCAAAAGAAAACAAGATAACATTCCGAAACCTTATAACATGGGATAAGGGAAGTGGAAAAGGACAGCTTAGTTCTACTAATCGAATGTATGCTGTGGCAGATGAAAAATGTCTTTTTGTTATGATGGGAGTGCAAGGCTTTTCAGAAAATGCAGATAATTACTTTGAAGCGTGGGAGCCGATACGTATTTACTTAAAACAAGAGCGTGACCGTATGGGATGGAGCAACGCTGATATGAAGAAAATGTGCGGTCATTCTCCGACAAGCGGTTGCCATTGGTTTGATAAATCTCAATGGATGATGCCGACAGAGGAAGAATATAAGACATGGCAACATCACGCAAAGGGCGAGGGCTTCAAGAAGGAATACGAGGGCTTCAAGAAGGAATACGAGGAAATCAAGAAGGAATACGAGGAAATCAAGAAGGAATATTATTCAACTCGCGCCTATTTTGATAACACTCACGACAATATGAACAATGTGTGGCACTTTGACAGAGCAGGAAAAGACGAACGCGAACATACAGGCGGTCACGCAACACCAAAGCCGATAGCATTATGCGGTAGAGCAATAAAAAGCAGTAGCAGAGAGGGCGAGATTGTCCTTGATGTATTTGGCGGTAGTGGTAGCACACTAATTGCCTGTGAACAGTTAAACAGAAAATGCTATATGTGTGAGTTAGACCCTCACTATGTTGATGTAATAATAGAACGATGGGAAACATTCACAGGTCAGAAAGCTGTCAAATTGAACAGAGGTGATTAAATGGCAAGACCGAGAAAGGAAATTGACAAAAAAGACTTTGAATCGCTCCTAGCCATTCAATGCACACAGGAAGAAATAAAAGCATTCATTGAAAATAAGACAGGCGAAACAATATCGATTGATACCATTGAACGATGGTGCAAACGTACTTACAAGAAAAGTTTTGCGGAGGTTTCTGCCGAAAAAAGGGCAATCGGCAAAATTGGACTGCGTAGAGCAGGCTATGAACTTGCAAAGAAAAATCCTGCGGTGCATATCTTTTACTGTAAGAATTATCTTGGCATGACCGATAAGCAAGAAATCACAACAGCCAACATTGACGATCAGACACGAAACGAGGTGAACAGCCTTGTCGAATCAATCAATGACTACGAAGCTGACGAGAACGAAAGCGATTGAAGTATTATGTAACTATCCTTTCAAATTCGGGCATAGCGTAGGATTTACACTGTTGACCGAACTGCATAACAAGTGGATAAAAGAAATGGTATTCGGCAAGGATGATAAAACGTTACAGGCGCATCGTGGAAGTTATAAGACCACAGCTGTATCAATCGCCCTTGCGATTATCATTATTCTTTATCCGAATCATAAGACAATGTTTATGCGAAAGTCTGATGATGATGCTAAGGAGATCGTTGCACAGGTAAAGAAGATACTTGAAAATCCAGTCACACAGCAGATTGTATTTGCAATATACGGTGTTGAACTTAAAATAATCAAGTCAAGCGCAGTTGAATTAACTACGAATCTGACGAATGACCCGAGAGGAACGGCGCAGTTAGTCGGCAAAGGTTCAAAAGGTTCTCTGACAGGTAAGCACTTTGACAGGATATTTACTGATGATATTGTAAATGTTCAAGACAGAGTATCAAAAGCCGAAAGAGAACGCACAAAGACGGTCTATCAGGAATTGCAGAACATCAAGAACAGGGGCGGCAGAATCTTCAACACTGGTACACCGTGGCACGTTGAGGACTGCTTCTGTCTGATGCCGAATCCGAAGAAGTATGACTGTTATACAACAGGGCTGATTACATCACAGGAACTTGCAGAACTTAAAGAACGGATGTTATCCTCTCTCTTTGCGGCAAACTATGAGTTAAAGCACATAGCAGCTGAGGATATTATCTTTAAGAATCCAGTTATTGGTGGAGAGCAAACGCTTGTATATCAGGCACGTTTCGTTCACATAGATGCAGCTTACGAGGACAACAAGGACTATACAGCATTGACTATCTGCCGAAAGATAAACGGCAAATACTATGTTTACGGCAGATTATGGCATAAGGCAGTAGACAGTGTTAAGGCTGAGATAATAGCGATTAGGCAAAAATTCTGTGCAGGCGGCTTTTACTGCGAAAAGAACGCAGATAAGGGAATGCTTGCAAAGATGCTGAAACTCGAAGGAGAACGAGCGAACACATACCATGAAAGTGAAAACAAGTATATGAAGATCGTCACATACTTGAAATGGGAGTGGTCGAACGTTATATTTGTTGATGGTACTGACAAAGAATACATACAGCAGATATGTGACTATAACGAATTTGCAGAGCATGATGATGCTCCAGATAGTTTAGCAAGCTGTATCCGCAAGTTGTATGGCGGTGTTCGGTATTAAGCCATTTTGTGATAATATGGGGATTTTATGAAAGAGGGTGTTTGAAACGCTTACACATAACGATCTGCTCAAATGCGGTGATGATGATACAAAGCGAATAGCATTTATTGAGCAGGCTATAAACGACTTTAAGCGGTCCGATGCATACAAGACCGCTGACATAGCAATGAAGTATTACCGCAAAGAGAATCCCGATATTGAAGCAGTTGAAAAGGTTATCTATGATATGAAAGGCATAGCACATCAGGACTTGATAAGCCCGAACGCAAAGCTGAGATGTTGCTATTTCCCGAATATTCTCAACGAATCCTGCGCCCATCTGCTTACAAATGGTATAGGATTCAACAATGAGAATAATAAGGCTTTACTCGGTGAGGATTTCGATGATACGCTTAAAGAAATCTATACCGATGCACTTATATGCGGTGTATCTTATGGCTATTACGGAGAATCAGACGGAGAAAAAACCGTCTTGAATCTCAAATTCTTGAACACGATCCCGATTCTTGACGATTACACAGGCAGACCGAAAGACTATATCTATTTTACACAGATAGATACAGATAAACCGCTTTGTGTGTCTCTCTTTGAACCTGATGGATTAACCGAATACATACAGGAAGAATCCGAAGCTATGAAGATCAGCAAGGAGAAAACACCTTACAGCTATTCAGCAACATGGAACGGTGTTGAAGGAGTATACAGCACATCGGATGAATCAACTGAGATCCCGATTTATCCGCTTTACAACATCAACAATGAATCAATGATTGTCGGTGTTCGTGAGGACTTAGCTGCACTTGACCTCATGGCTTCACAGCTTGTAAACAACGTTTCACAGGCTGAATTAGTGTACTGGGTGCTTAAAAACTACGGCGGCATGGATGATATTGCAGATGCTGGTTTTATAGCGAATCTGATAAAAACACACGTTATCCATGTTGATGATGATGGAAGTGCAGAACCGCATCAGATCACAGTGCCGTTTGAAGCGAACAATGCGGCATATAGCCGCATAAAGCAGATAATCTTTGATAATCTCTGCGGCGTGAATCATGAAACCTTAGAAGCAGGCAACCTTACAGCAACAGCGATAGCGGCGGCATACAGCAAGCAGAGAAACTTTTCTGCTATGATGGAATCTAGAGTGTTTAAGTTCCTTCGTGGACTTCTGAAAATTGCAGGAGTTACCGAACGTGAACGCTTTACGGTTGAATGCTACGAGACTATCAATGCGGCAGAAGCTATTCAGAACAGCATTATGTCTGCTCCGTACTTAGGCGATACCGAAACCACAAAGAGACTTGCAATTCTCAACGGCTCGGGTGAACGTATCGAAGAAATCATGAAAGAAAAAGCGGCTGAACAGATTATGCAGTTCAGCAGCGCACAGAATAACGCCGACGGCGGCTCTGATGGCTTAGAGGTATAATTATATACCTGAGAGACAGAACGGCTAAAAAAGGCGGTTTTTGAGGTGATATGATATGGCAATAAAAGAAAGAATAATGCAAAGCTTAAATACTTACATAGAAAAGTTTGGGCTTCCTTACGATAACATAAAGGAAGATACCAAAAAAATGCTTGTTAACTGGATGGATGACACACTAAACGGCAGATGGACTTCTCTTGCTGATATGGCAGAAATGGAGTCCAGCACGATCTCAGGTTCAATCGGTTCTATGAAATCTGCATGGGAGAATCTTGTTGAAAAGGCTCTTGACGGTCGTGATTCTATGAACAACTACGAAAAAATCGAGATCACTTTCAAAAGCGGTGAAACAATCTCATACGGCAAAGGTGAATGGGATGATTACGCTTATGACGGTAAGGCTGTAATCGTGAAGAAAAACAGCGCATGGATTGGAATTTATAATTTCGATGATGTGTTCTGCGTTGAATTGAAGTAATGGCGCAGATACACAACGATAAAAAGCGCAAAATATACCGTCCTGAGATAGAAATTGAGTATCAAAGCATTACTCAGATACCGATTATTCTGCTTACTATATGCAGATTCGGTATAAGAAAGATGGATTTTAACCTCATGTGCGGTGAATACAAACTCGGAGTTATGAAAATGTGGGTAATTCCGAAATATCGCTTTAAAAGGCGGTGATACAATGCCGAAACCAGATCCAGCACACAAGGAAACTGACAAGATACTCCGTGACATGGAGAAACGTCTTGACGAAGTGTACAAGCAAGCATACCGTGAGGCAAGACAAACCGCTGACGATTTTATGAAGCAGTTCCGAGAAATGGACAAGAAAAAGCGTCAGCAAGTGAAAGACGGCGAACTTGACAAAGCCGAATATGACCGATGGAGAAGAACACAGGTCTTTCAAGGTAACAGATATCATCAAATGGCTGATACCTTAGCCGCTGATATGACACATACAAACCAGATAGCTGCATCTGTGATAAACGGTTATCTCCCCGAAGTATATGCAGTCAACCACAACTACGGCACGTATGAGATTGAAAAAGGCTCTCGGATAAACACACAGTACACGATGTACGATAAGCAGACAGTTGAACGGCTTATCCGTGACAATCCCGATCTACTCCCCCGAAAAGCAGCGGTAAATGTGCCGAAAGACCAGTTATGGAACAAAAAGCACATCAACTCAGCTATAACACAGGGAATATTACAGGGTGAATCCATAGATAAGATATCACGGAGACTTGCGGCAACAGTCACGGATATGTCGCATACATCGGCTATTCGTAATGCCCGAACAATGACTACATCAGCACAGAACGGCGGCAGAATTGACAGTTATAAACGTGCCGAGGGTATGGGAATAAAGATGCTTCAAGTCTGGATGGCAACGCTCGATTCACGAACCAGACACGAACACAGACAACTGGACGGTCAGAAGCGGAAAGTCGGTGAAGCCTTTGAGGTTGAGGGTGAGAAAATATTCTTTCCGGGTGACCCTGCCGCAGATCCTGCATTGGTCTATAACTGCCGATGTACTCTTGTCGGAGAAGTCGAAGGAGTTGACTATAATCTTTCTGATAAATCACAGAGAGACAACAAACTCGGTGATATGACCTATAAGGAATGGAAGGAAGAAAAGCGGAAACAGGATAACGCTGAACCGCCTGCTCCGAAACCAGAACCAAAGGCAGAGAATAAGCCTGTCGAGGTAGAGGTGCCTGCTCCGTTCGTTCTCAGCGATAATGTATCTTCTGTAATGGGTGAAAACGCATCAGAGTACACGGAAACCATTGAAAAAGCAGATAAACGTGTAAGAACCTTATACGATAACTATTCTAAAAATCTTGAATATCTTACATACGAGCGTAACGGCGGTTCGTACTCAAAAGCGTTTAACGAACTCATATTTGACTATAATACCAGAGGCAATAAATTTACAACGATATCGCATGAATTCGGTCATTTCTTTGATGATCAGATACCGAGAGAAAACTATACCACAAAGGAATTAGATGTTCTGAATGCTAATGTTAAGTTAGGAAGTATAGACTTTTTCAAGGCTCGCGCTTCAAGTTCAGATGAATTTTTAACAGCAATGAGAAAAGACCGTGAACTTAATAGAAAATTCATGACTGATAAAGAAGAACGTGATATAATTATAGCAGAACTAAAGAGAAGTGTTGCATCGAAAGGAATTCAAGATGCATTCGATGGATGGTGGAGTACACAGGATAAGCATTTATTGACGTGGGGACACGGTGACAAGTACTATAACAGAGAGTATGGAAGTGTCAAAAAGTTCAAACAAGACAAGCAATTGCAGAAGGCATTCAAAGAACTCGGTTTTGATGCTTCAAATCAAGCTAAAGTAAAGCGTATATCAAGAGATTATGAAACCGCATCGGAGTTATGGGCTAATGTAACAGCGGCTAAAACTTGCGGCGGCGAACAGCTTGAATACATGAAAAAGTATATGCCGAATTCCTTGAAAGCATGGGAAGAAATCTGCGGAAAGGTGTGATAATATGGAGAAATATTTAGACAAGTACTACGAGAAATTCGGTGAAGCACTCCCGACATATCAGATAGCAAGGACAAGAACCGATGACGAAGTTATTGCTATTATTGAGGAGTGTATAAGCAAAGGTAAAGACGTTTATGAACTCGGATATTGTACTCTTGACGATGATGTGCAGTATTAAGGACGGTGATTAAATGCCCGACATAGATATTCAGATCACGGACAACAGCGATGAGATACTCAAAGCACTGGAAGAAAAGAAGAAAGCGGCATTGACTGGAATCGGCATACAGGCAGAGGGCTATGCAAAGCGGTCAACTCCTGTTGACTTGGGAACACTTAGAAACAGCATGACACACGCAGTCAGGGGTGATGATGTTTACAT